CCAAGTGTCTTGGTTGTTCTGTGCGAACAGAAGCCTTGAGGCAATGAAGGAAATCTCTCTCTTCAAGAAGATCAGCAGTCTTCTCACATTGATTCTATCAAGTGCCGAGCGAGTTTGCTGAAGTGTCTTTTGACCGAAGATAACGATTCCTTCTGCCGGGAATTTAGCTATCGGGTTAATGCCAGCTTCGTAAAGATCATCTCTGTCTTCCGAAGTCAGTCTCTTCGACACATCAAGAACTGGTATACCGCCAGCACCCTCGGACAGCCCGCCTCTTGTAAAGCCTGCCGGAGCAAACCACGGGGCAGCTATTCTATCGTTGGACGACAGCGAACCCAAAGCAGCTATCGAAGGCGGAGCCCAGAGAAGCCGGTTCGAGATCGTATCTTGAATCTGCACCCATGGGGCATAGGCTGCGCCATAGCTATTATTAATGTTTCTAGCTTTAAGGGCATCTGTAGCTTGCTTAATCGTAAAAGAATTTCTTGCCGAAGCGCCCTGAGTCGTTTCAGTGTCCGCAGTGTAGATATTCTCCAGATCAATGATAGCCAAAGCATCGCCACGCTCTTCAATTTTTTCCAGAAGATAATTAGTAGCATCTCTTTGCGTAATGCCCGGCATCGTCGCAACATTAAATTGGAACTGGTCTGCGTCCGAGATAATGTTAACGGCTCTCTTCAAGCTATGCAGTTTTGAACTGTCAGCCTCAACTGTTCCAGCCGTCGTTGCGCTGTTTCTGAATGGGTCTCTCTCTGTAATGTCAGTTCCATCAAACCCACCATGAAGAAGCGTGGTAAATCTATCAATGCCCTTATTGAGCGAGCCTGTATAGCCACCCGACAGTGCTGAAATACTTTTGCCAGCTTGTCGAGTTCCGGACATGTAGATGTATCTACCGCCAAGACCCAGACTCGCAGAGTGTTCCATCACATCATCGAGGGTAAACACCCAACCAAATTGCAACGGATCCACAGAAGCCGAGTTAGCTGTACCAACACCCATCATAGGCGAGTTAAGGTTTGCTGAGTTACCTTTTCCTGCCTCAAAGTCAGGTGCCACATCTTTTGGTCCTGTTGGCGCTATGAAGCTTTGGAGACCGTTTGCCTTTGCCGTCAGCGTATCAAGGACGCCCGGATCAAAAGTTTGGTCTGTGTGCGTAATCCCAGTCCAGGCACCCCAGTAGACACTCTTCATGGGAAGACCTGCTGCACCCCAGTTCGTGTGACGGCGCAATGGAGTAGTTGGGAAAACAAAAGATCCTGTAAAGGTTATGCTGTTCGAGCAAATCCTTGCTGCGTCAGCTTGGTCGTAGAAAACAAGGAACTCATTCTCCGTGCCGCCGTAGCTGGTGGCGTGATATCCACCTGGGTCGCCGAACACCCCATCATCATTACTGTCAACCATGGTTGCGAAGCCACCACGGGCACCACTAAGGTTAAGCGAAGAGTGAACTTTCCCGTAGTCAACCAACCCACCCGAACCGCTTGTTACGGTAGCAGCACGGTAAGTCAGGGGGCCAAAGACACCAAATGGCAGATACTCTGCGTTTGTTGTGCCTCTGTCAACATCCTCATCCATAACAACTCTGATGTACTTAGAGTTGTTTGCAAAGTTTCCATATTCACGATTTGTTTTGGTGGTTGTATCGTACTGCACGAATTTATCACCAATAACTTTTGCAATATAGTTGGGCGATGCCGGGTTTAGATTCAAAGAATCGTATCTTTCAAGGATTCTTTGGTTCACATCGGTATCATTAATTCTTCTGATAACTACGGAGAAAGATCCATACCTTTCAAATTCTCCCTCAGGTGCCTTAATATTTTCAATACTAACTTTTATGTGTCTTTGAGACGACTGTCCGCCAGTTCTTGCCTCAATTCTAAAAAGTTTTTGTTGACCTTGAGCCTGGTAAGTAGCATCAGCCCCATCATTTAGGTTTTGAGCTATAAACCAACCTGTTGATGCTTTTTGCGAAGCATACTGGTGATCGTTTTGATCTTGGTCTGTCGAGGCTTGGTTTCTCATGGGGAACAAAGCTAGGTGATGCCTTTGTCCGTAGATGTTGTTGTTCAAAACACCCATTGAGGCAGAACCAACAGCCCTAAGTTGTCTTTCAAAAGATTCCCCCAGCCAGTAGCCGCCGCCCTGATTTGCAGTTCGTGTCTGCTGGGTGGTGACACTGGAGTTTACCACTGTCGGATTTGTATTGAGAACCTTTCTAATAAAGTTTCTATCATCAGGATTAAGAGATACGTGTGCTGTGTAGTCGGACAGCGCATCTGTTCCGTTTGGCGCAAAGGCTAGGTGGAACCTGCCCTTGTCATCGGTTTCTATAAGCGTCGAAAGGCTTCCTGTGCCGAGACGAGAGGCGATGGCTGTCGGTCCAGCAAAGTTACCACTAAGGACAACTCGCCCTTCATTAGCATAAAAAATAGCGGCAATTGCTCCCGAAGCCGGCAACGCTGCGCCGGCACTAGCAGCAGCAACCGAGGAACTTGGGAAAGCTACAAGTGCAAACGCACCACCATTGGACGGGGTAGCGTCAAGTGTTCCAGCTTTCCAGCCAGCTTTACCAGCCGTGTTTGCATCCGGGTCCTCTTCACCAATCAACCTTAGATAGGTTATAGGAGCATTGTTTCTCAACCATGCCTGAGCGGCATAGAGACCATACGAAGGTGCGCTTAATTGTCCGTTTCTCCACGCATCGTCAGCGGGTTGCCCTGCGTTTGGTTCACCAAAGGTTTCAACCAGTTCAGAAAAGGAATTAACGGTAACTGGGACCATAGCCGGTCCTTGAGGGGCTGTTCCTATGACGACAGGTCCAATTACACCGGGTTCAGCGGGCAATTGGGAATTATCGATCTCGTCAATAAAAACGCCGGGAGATATGAACTTAAACTTTCTTTCGTCAGCCATCAAAAAGGTCTCCTTGATGTAGTGTCTAATAAAATACGGAGCAAATTAGTGTATATAGCTACTTCATTGCTCTTAATAAATAGTAGAGGAAAGGGCGAAACTCCCTGTAAAGAAAAGTTCTATATTTTAAGGTCTGTATTTGTCTTTTGAGTCTTTTCGAAACTCCGGCATGTCCCCAACGATGGTTCTTTCTCTTTGTATTCTTATTTTTGCCGCAGACTCTCTGATAACAACATTAGGAGTTTTTTGGTTATCGCCAGCACCTATCAAATACCCAAGAACCATTGTTGTAATACTGGTTTCAAATCTTCTTTCGTCAGTTCCCAGTTCGAAATTGTTATTAATGTTATAATTTTGCTCCATGAACGCTTCATACTGGTTGCCGCCGTTAAAAATCTTAAAAACGCTAGGCGACCCTGTAAAAGTAGTCATGACTTCCATCATCTGGTTCATCTGTTGTTGGTACTCAGAGATCAATTTAATCTCATATGACACTTCAACAAACTTTGGCATCGGTATTGACACAGATTCGTACACTATATTTTTATTTTCTCCAGGAAAAGTTTGCCTATTTGCGTTATCTTTTCCAGAAGATTTTCTGATGGCATTTGAGTTAGCAAAATTCTTTGTTTTATCTTGCTGGATTGTCCTAGCGATCTCGATCGAACCGCCTCGGTTATAATAATCAAAGTAAGGAGGTATATACACGCCATACCTACCTTTGTTCTGTGGGTTTTTTACCATCCCTGTTCTTTTTAGAGTTATCAATGGGAGGTTAATGGTGCGACCGTTGTCTTTTCTTAGGGTCTGCTCGTTTTTAACTTGGAACGCTCTTTCTGGGGTCGAAAATATAACAGGCACCTTCTCAGAACCTTGGTTGGTATCGCAAAATATGTTTAGCTCATCATTCAAAAAATCAAACATGGCAAAATCTATACTTTCTATGTTAGATTCTGCCAATGGATAAGATGAAGATAACTGAGTTTTTGTTTGTGTTCTAGCCGGCATTGAATAGTCCGTCCCTTGCTTCTCTTCCGACGGCAGTAACCTCTAGCGAGATGCCGTCAGCAAAATCACTGTCTTGACCGAAAAGATATCTTGGCTCGAAAACATCAACAATCTCAAAAAACAACTGATCGTACTGTAAAAAATCGCCCAACCTAACAAATAAGTTTTGATCTGCTGTTAACCTTCTTTTATGAAAGTGAACGTTGATGTTATAGACGCTATCAAAGCCAATCTCTGTTTGAGTTCTTGTAGAACCGGCATACTCAACAAGAGCATAAGCTCTTACTGGCGGCAGAAAGGTTTTTTTGATTGCTTCGCCGTATAATCTATGATAATTTGATTTTTCCATGTCAATTGGAAAGTATAGTACTTGTTGTCCTACAACCTTTTCAATGACTTCATCATTGATTTGCTTAACAAAGTCTCTTTCAGCCTGCCCTACGAATAACGGCGGTGGTGGCTGAGTTGGTTGGGTCCATTTATTAGCAGCCATTTAATTATCCCACATATATGCCATAAGGAATTGAAGCCATTACTGATTCAACATTCTTTTGAAGTTCGGCGTCACCTTCGGCGAGTTTGCCATAGACCAATTCATCTAGAACAGCTTTCAACTCCTCCCTTAGTTCTGCTTGTTCGGCTTTTGCCTCGCTGACCAGAGCAGGTCCGTTTAGAGTTATGTCATTACCAGGGATAGGAATCGATCCAAGTTTTGATCGCACTTGTCCTAGTATTTCTTTTGTTAAAGACAGAGCATATCTTCTTATCCATTGTTTACCTATGCTGTTTATCTTGTCATAGGGCACATTTGGGAATGGTAAAGCGTTCATGTTGTTTACGCCATCCGCTCCGTATTTCCTATCCTCAACCTCATCGTAAGCATCCTCAGCGGTTCTAAATTCTACCCAAAATGCTTCTGGGCTTTCACCGTCTGGGGTTGGGAATAGTTTTAATCGATTATCGTTAATTTCATAAGAATAGTGTGATGCCCTAACCCTAAGATCGTCTTCGTAGTTTATCGCTTGAAGTCTGTTTTGCCAACTTGGCACAAGCTCAAATGTGCTATCGTCAGCGTAAGTTCCATAAGTTGATAAATTGCCAACAGTCTGGATAGCGTTACCTCCAAAAAAGCGCCAAGATGCCGCAGGAGTTTTATAATATACTCTTGAAATATTAATTCTGTTTTTTCCAACAGAACCAGAGAATGCTGCGCCGTCAGCAGTACCGTCTATAGAAGCACTAAAAATTAAAGCTTGTAAATCGTACTCTTGCTGATCCTTGATTGGTGTAATCGAAGCAGAAAATATTCTTTGTGTAGAACCAAGACCGGCATGGACTGCGCCGCCTTTGCCAATATGCATGGCATAACCTAACTGAAAGCGGGGGAACTTTAAATTTGGCTTAACTGCAACACCTTTTTCAAACGATGCAAATTCCCCGTCCTGATCGAAGGTTCCAGTGGTATTACCCATTAGGTCAGATAAGACATTTTTGGCTTGATGCGTGTTTATTATATAAGAATATTCCAAGCACGCCTCTTCATAAGCGTTATAAACGTTTCTTGTCGATATCTCTAAATCTAATATGTTTCCGCCAAGCTTATTAAAAGTATAAGCTACTTGATCCACAGCACCACTAATAAAAGATGATGTTGTGTTGTAGATGCCATATGCTAAAAGATCTGCGACTTCAGTATGAGATCCGGTTGATGGCAATACAACTGAGCTTACGGTGCTTGTTGGCTGTAAATTTGTTGGCATAAAGAATTACCTCGTAGGTTTGCTTTACTAAGTAGTTTTTGGTTTTACAAATAATAAAAGAAAACCCCGCCACATGGACGGGGTTCCCTCAGTTATTATTCAAACTTAACTATTACTAATCAGTTTGAGCGTTCACAAGGTCAACACAAATAACTAGACCGTACATGTCAGGTCGAACCATCTTCTTGGCATAGCGGGTCATGACTCCCTTACGGGGCACGAAGTCCTCTGTACCAAAAATGGTCGGCGTGACTTGCAGCGGAACATACGGAGCATACACGTAGCCGCTCTCAAGGAAGCTATTCCCCTTGCGTCCAACCAAAACGACGTTTCGGAGGAAGTAAGGATCAACATAGATGTCCATCTTACGGCTAATCGAGCCAACTTGCTTCACGCCCCAGTTTCCACCCTCTTCATCAACAGCAGCCGCAGCACGGAATCCGCTGGTAAATTCAAGAATGTTAGCCATTTCTGGCGAGACGACCAAGAAGTTAGCACCGCCACGCAGTGTCTTACGGTGAATACGAGCACTCACTTCATTGATTGTCTCAAGAAGGGTTTCGTACCACTCACTAACCGTTCCGGTGAAGTCTGGGAAGAGCGAGCTTCCAAGAATGCTTCCGTCTTCACGGTTAACAAACTTACCAGGCAGGCGACTCCAGTAAAGAGTTGCACCCTTAGCTCCGGAAACGAGATCCGAAAGAATCTCTTGGTCGATTTCAAGAGCAATTTGTTCCGAAAGAACACTAGTAAGTTCAACTTCGGCGTCAAGGTTGTGATAAGCATTGAGATCCTGAGCTAGCTCGGGGCTCCACTTAGCTTTCAGCTTCTTCGTGACTGCTGTCACGGCGACGCTATCCACCTTGATGTCGATTTCTGGGATTGCTGTTTCTGTTTCAAGTCCCCATCCTTGAGTCGAGCTTGCACCCTTAAGCGCTCCAAAGGGGTCGCCAGAGGCCACAAACTGATCTGTGATTGGGTAAATTATTGTCCCAGGAACACCGTTTCCAGCAATGGGCTCACCACCCATGGACTCGGAAAGCTGCACGGATGTGCGTCCGCCGAGGCGAGAAACACCGACCAAAAGCACGGATGTTGTGCTTGTTCCAGACAACTGGTTCAAGCGTGTAGCATGATATCCACCAGACTCAAGTTCACCAGCACCATCGGTACCAGAAACAACAATTGCCTGAAGATTATCAAAATTCACACCAAGGTCAGCTAACGCTGCCTGACCGATTGCATAGGTCGAGGATCCCGAAACCAAATCGGGGTCGCCACGAAGAATTTCATAAAATTCTCCACCTGGCTTCGATTTTGTGTCACCATAAGTACCACTTCCGAGAGGCAAAACAAGGTCTCCCGAACCAGTGGGGCTAGCATAACCGTTATTCAAACCATAGAAGCTTGCCTGCTGGTTACGGTCAGCAAGATCGATACCGCCGGTCAACTGGCGACCGACAACCCCACCGCCATAAAGCGATGTGTCCGAAATGCTAGTGCCACGAACTTGAGCGTCGTTACCGTTAGCAGCACTCATGCCGCTATCGGGACTGAACACAAAGTCCATGAAGAAGATGAGTCCACTTGGGAGGCTCATCGGTTGGACCGAAACAAGGTCCTGTGCCAAAAGGTTGCCGAATACACGACGAACGATTGGGAATGCAACTGAGGCGAATCCTTCAACGTCACCTGCTGCCATGGTTGTTTGCTCTTTGAGAAGTTGAGCGGCTTGGTTTTCTAGAAGACGGGCCATGTTCGAACGTTTTACATCGTCGAGACCCTCTAGAAGACCTGTGCGCTCCCACTTACCAAGAAGAGCTTCACCTTCGTTAGCGAGCGAGCGTTGTCTGATTCCCTCTGTAAGGGTTTCAATTACAGACATTTTATAATCTCCTTTTTATCTGTTTTTTAATCCCGCCAAAATCGCCCAGCGATCAGTGGTCGGGTTTTGTTGCGAAACTGGTTCTTCTCTGCGACTGCTAAGAACAACCGAGGATCTCTTCGTTACTGCTTCA